GCGGCCGTCATCAGTGCGAGCACGCTGTTCGCGCCAGCCTGGACGTTCGCATCGCCCGTGCCCGACGAGATGAGGGGCACATTCGGCGTCGCGGCACCGGCCGACGTCATTGGACCGATGAGCAACGCGCGCTGGTTCGCAGCCGCGGAGTTCGCATGCGAGTTGTCGATCTCGGCGAAGAACAGCGGCGTGCGGATGTTCTGCGGGATCTGCTTGAACGGAATGGTCATTATTTTTCGACCTCTTCATCAGTTGCCGCAGCATTGGCTGCCGGTTGGTCGCTCGACGCAGCCTCTGCGTCAGCGGCGGCTGTGGCTTGCGCTTGGCGCACAGCCGCGGCTTCGGCCTCAGCTCTCTCTTGCGCCGCTTGGAATTCCTTCGCGCTTACCTCGACGACGTCACCGTCATTGAGCACGCGGGTCCAGAAGATGTCGCCGTCCGGCACTTCGATGCCTTCGTCCGGCAGCAACTGCTTCGTAACCGGATGCCGCACTTTGAGGCCCGGTGCAGGTTTGACGATCATTCGTCGCTCCTATTGAGGAAATTGAACGTTGACCTCGCCCTCCGCGCGCCCGTCCGGGCCCTGCGTGCGCGGAGCCGGCGTGACAGCGTCGGGGAATGGTGGGTCCGGATAGGTGCCGTTCGGATCAGCGACGTTCGTGAGGTCCGCCGTCAGGTCCATCTCAAGCAACTGCGTGTTGATGTCGGGATAGAACGTCTCGACGAACTCAATGCCCAAGAGAATCGATAGCCCACCCACGTGCGTTGCGCCATCGGCGGTCACTTCCGTCTCGGTGTCGCTGAACGGGAAGTCCTGCGCGAGGCGCCGCAACGGAATGCTCTTGAAGACCGCCTCTTCTATCTCCGCGCCGAGCGTCTCGAGCGCGAGAAGCGCGGCAGGGCCCGAAGCCGCTGAGACCTCTGCCTTGATCTCGAAGGCCGCGACCGTAGTGAACGCCGTTGGCCCGTTTCGCCCATTCGACTGCTTGCGCTCTTTCGCCGGTCGCAGCTTGATCGCAGGCAGCTTGGGCGCCGTCACATTCCAATCGCCGGGCGAGTACACACTCACGCCGGGGATCGTCTGCAAGATCGAAAGCAGCACGCCGCGCAATTGCGCGCGGCCGGTTTGATCAGGCATCGGTTTGCCCCGGAACGTTGAGCATGAGCCGGCCGCCGCCGTGGCCGTCGAGATGCACCTCGCGCACCTGCCACTGCTCGCCCGTCTTGTTGATCACCAGCGTGTCGTACTGCTGCGGCTCGACGGGAAACTGTGAAACCTGAATCCCGACCGTCGGCTGCTGCGTGACGACCGTCGACCCGGTGACCGGATCGACACCGAAGAACGCCTTGTCGTAAGCGCCCGTGATCTGGAACGAGCCACCGTCGGCAGGCATATAAGTGATCGCCGTTCCGAACTGCGCCATCAGAGGACCGAGGATCTTGCCGTCGACAATGTCGTCCCAATCCATCGGTTACTCCGACTCGTTGATCGACACCTGGCCGCCGGTGATCTGCGCGCCTTCGAGCTTCACTTCCTCGACCTTTTCTGGAACGAGGAAGCCAAGGTCACGCAAGCGCTTTACCTCCGACTCCGGCAGGCGAACTTTCTCACCGGCCGTCTTGATGACCGGCGGCTCGTCCTTCTTCGGTTGGTCATGAATCGTGCGATTGCGCGCGACGACGGCTTCAACCATTTTTTCGTTGGTAGCCATCAGTCACCTCACGCGACGGTCGCGGCGAGCGCCGCGTTGACGCGGCTCGGGATGATGATCGGGGCCGATTGCATCATCAGGAAGCGCTGCGCCGGGTCGTCCTTCAACCACGTCTTCGGCGCGAACGGCAGCGAAGCGTAATTGAACGCCGGATCGATGATCTGACCGAAGGCGCGGGTGCCATCGAGATCCGGCCCGGTCATGATGACCGTTCCGTCCGGAAGCATCGGCTGCTCGACGTTGTTGTCGTCGACATACCAGTCGTTGTAGAGCCAGAGGTTGTAGTTGCCCCAGACGCCCTTAGCGACTGCGCCGCGCTGAATCTGCGCACCGACGTTCACGACGTTGCCGTTCTGACCGAGCGCGGGATACAGGATCGCGCCCTTCAAGACCGGATCGAGCTTGAAGCCGTTCCACGATTTCGGCGTGAAGATGATGTCGGTTGCGACCGCGCCCGACGACTTCAGGATCTGCTGCTGCCACGTTTCGATATTGCCGGTCGGATTGGCCGTGCCTGCGGTGATGTTCGCAGCCGTCCATTGCGCGCCGCCCGTCAGAGCGATCGTCAGCGAACCGTCGCGGCCGAAGTCGATCACGGTCGTCGGGAAGCCTTCGCCGGAAACCGTGAGCGTGCCGGTTACCAGCACCTGCGCCGCCATCCACTCCATGCGACGCGTGAGCATATCGATCTGATCGTTGAGCTCGAACTCGAGGTTCATCTGCTCACGAACTTCTGGCGACAACTCGCCGCCGATGCGCTCGCCGATCATTCGACGGACGGGCTTGCGCAAGTCCGGTGCGCGCTTGTCCTTGATATAAGGCGGCTTGAAGGTGTTCGTCTGGTAGCGACGGCTCTCGACGAGCTTGCCTTCGACCAGCGGCGAGCAGAACGGCGACATCCGGCGCTTGCCGACGTCGACGTCGATCGAGACGTACTCGCTGTCGGCCGAGACCATGTTCCGGAAGAAGCGATCGAGCAGCCAGCTCTGCGCCATCTTCAGGTTCTGCACGACCCCGATCAGGGTGTTGGTGTCGTAAATCAGGTTTCCGGGCATTGCTCTCTCCGAGTGTGTGGCCCAAATGAAAAAGCCCCGCTCGGTGGCGGGGCCTTCACATCAGTTCAGTTGAGGGTTTAGCTCGGGTCAGCAGCCGAGACCGAGGACTTGAGGTGGATGCCGAGCGGGCGCAGCGCGTCCTGAGCGGCCGTCGACGTGATGCCCGTGCCGAGCGTGACCGCGTTAACGTTGAACTCGCCTTCCAGATACACGCCCGCAACGACGTCACCGGCGCTGCCGTCCGCGTAATCAGCGAGAATCGCCGTCGGCGTCTGGCTGCCATCGGACGAGGCCGACAGCGCGACGGTGAACTTGCCGCTCGCCGTGATCTTGCCGAGCACCGTGCCGCGCACGAACGGGCCGCCCGTGATCGTGACGTTGCGGGTGACGAGTTGCTTCGGGCCCGCGATCAGCTGATCGGGGACGAAGGTCTGTGCGGATGCCGACGGGACTTGGGGGTTCTCCCCGACCGTGGTAGGAGTCAAAGCCATCTGAGTTTCTCCGGGTTTGGGGAGGGGTTACTGTTCACCGCGGCGCAGCTTACCTGCCGCGACGATTCGATCTGCCAGCGTCGGTTCGGCAGCAGCGGCCGCCGACGCGCCGGGATTCGCCGGCCGCGCGTGAGCCATCCGCTCATCGAGCGACTTGCGTTGCGCCGCCGGTGCGGCGGCCGCCGGAGCAGCGGCGTGCGCGCCGGAGCCGAGGATGGAGATCGCGTCTGCCGACGACAGCTTCGTGTTGAACGCGAACTTTGCGGCTTGCTCGACATTGCCGGTCGCAATGCCGTGCGCCATGATTCGCGCGCAGCGTGAGCGCTCAGTCGCGCGAGCGGCCTTCTTGGAGTCGTCGGTCTCGTCGTCGCCGTCTTCCGCTTCGGTGTCGTCACCGTCAACGTCGTTCGCCTTCGCGTTCTTGGCCTCTTCTTCCTTGCGCTTTTCTTCTTCGGCCTTTTCCTTCTCGTCGAGCTCTTCCATGCGCTTCGCATAGTCCTCGTCGGACTCGTCCTCACGCTGCTTGCGCTCGTCGTCTTCTTGTTCGGCGCGCGCGGCGCCGGCACGGCTCAGCAGGTGGGCAAACGGCGCCACGCCCGCAAGGGTCTTTTTCAAACTCATTGCATACCTCGTGAGAGTGTTGTTTAGGCCAGCTCGGCTAGCAAGGCCAGGAGCGCCGCATCTGGCGCCATCACTGCGTCTGCAAGCCCTCGGCTGACGCCGTTTTCGCCCATGAAGCAGGCGGCCTGCATCTCGCGCACCGCATCGGTAGCGAGATTCCGATTACGGGCGACCGTGTTGACGAACAGTTCGCCCATGGTGTTGATGTCGGCCTGCGCGGCTTCGAATGCTTCCTTCGAGAGCGGAATCTCCGGATGGAAGTCCGCTTTGCGATCGCCGTACGTGATGAACGTGACTTGGTAGCCAGATGCCGTGAGTGCCTTCGACCAGTCGACGTGCATCGTGATCACGCCGATCGAACCGACGCCGCCGGTGCGCGGGACGATGATCTTGTCAGTCGCACTCGCGAGCGCATACGCCGCCGAGTACGCCGACTCCGAAAGGATCGACCACATCGGTTTGTCGCCGCGCAACCCATACACGGTATCGGCAAGGTCGAAGCAGCCCGCGACCTCACCGCCCGGCGAATCGATGTCGAACACAATCGCGCGCACGCCCGGATCAGCATGGGCCGACAGAATGCTCTGCCGAAGCCCGTCGTATCCGGTCATCCCTGAGTACGGCCGCAGTGACCGGAGCTTTTGGACGAGCGTTCCGCGCACGGTGATCATCGCGATGCCGGTGTCGGCAATCATGTCGTAGCCGGGATCGACAACGCGGCCGGCGCGAGTGTCGGACTCGTATTCTTCGTCCCACGCGCCGAACGCCATCGGGCTAATGGTCGATCCATCCAGACGCCCGATGTGCGATATGCCGAGCCGGTCGGCAAGAGACGCCATAACGACTTCGGCCTTCTCTCGCTTGATCGCCAGCGGAGTGTTGAACATCCGCTGGCTCAGAAACGCCAATTGGCCGTGCATAGCCTCTCCAATGTCATTGCGCCTTCGGCTCCTGTGTGACCTCGTCCGCCGTCGCGTCGTCTTTCAGCGTCGAGGGAAGAGGAATGCCGCGATCCTTGATGTACTGGATCTCGACTGCCCTCTGATCGATGTTGTCGCGCCAATCGTTGCCCGACAGCTGCGCCGATTCGTCTTCGAGCGTCGACAGCCCCGACTCGATGCCGAGCGCCGCACCCTGACGTTCCTTCATCGGATCGACATATCCACGGCCCGGACCGATCCACCACGCACGCGTATATGCCGCGCGCGCCATCGCGAACTCGGGCGCGCCCGACGGAAGCGGAAGCTCGCCGATGTCCATCATTTCTTCGACCATCGCGCACAGAATGGGCTGGCCGAATCCGCGACCGAAGTCGCTGCGGCGGCGATCGAACGTCTTCCACGCCTCAAGCGCCGCAGCGCGGTACGACGAGTAGTTGACGTCGGCCCAGTTCTGCGTGATCTGTTGCGCCGACATGCCGGTTCCCGCAGCGACATTGCGCAGCATGGCGTTCTCGAACTCGGCGAAGTTGCCCGCCGGCCGCGCCGCCGACACGGTGTTGATCGCCTCACCTGGGAAGAGGATCGGCAGCCGCGCTCCGCCTAGGCGGAGATCGTGCGATTCATGGAAATCCGCTCGAGCGTCTTGATAACCATTGAAGAACTTCTCTTCATCTTCCCCATCGTTGAGCGCCTCGGTGACAAGTTGCTTGTCGAACGGGCTCGTGACGTAGGCGCCGAAGATCGCATTGATAATCGCTGCGTCGAGCTCGGTGCCGTCGTACTTGATCAGCATCTTCAGCCGCTGCAGCACAGGCGTAAGGATGCCCGCGCCGCCGCGATGCTGCGAAGCCCGGTCGAAGTCATAGTCGTGGACGACGATCGGACGGCCCCAGTCGGTTTCGGCGGCGATCCGCTCCCACGTCACCTGCTTTCCGCCGCTGAACCAGTCTCCCTGATGTGCCTTGCGGATGTGGTACGCCACCGGCGCACCGTATTCGTCAACCTCGACGCCGCCGCGCATCGTCTGGCGGTCGAAATTCTGTTGCGGATTCGACAGGCGATCAGGGTCGATCAGCTGCAGCACGGTCGCATAGCGCGCGCCGCGCGGCAGGCGCTCGGGCATCCACTGGAGGATCG